CCATCCCCGGCGAAACCACCCGCACCGCCACCCTCACCGCCGAACTCCAGAACTCCGTCATCATCGGCACCGAAGGCACCCCAGAAGCCATCCCCGACCTCAAAGCCACCCAAACGGAAGCCCAAGCCGGAACGAACAACGAAAAGTGGATGACCCCGCTGCGCACCGCCCAAGCCATCGCCGCTTGGATCGCCAGCAACCTCTCCTGGTCCACCCTCACCGGGAAGCCATCCACTTTTCCGCCTTCTGCCCACACGCACGCCACCAGCGAGGTCACCGGCCTCGACCAAAATCTCGCCTCCCTCGAAGCCGCCGATGCCGCCCTGGATGCACGGATCGACTACATCTCCGCCAACCTCGACCCCGCCGCGCTCGACTCCATCGCCGAAGCCGCCGCCAGCATCAACTCGCTCCAAAACCAGCTCGACACCCACACCCACACAGCCGCCGATATCACCGACTTCGCCACCGCGGTCGTCGCCGTAGCCCCGCCGGTTGATTGGAGCAGCCTCACCGGCAAGCCCACCGAGTTCCCGCCCGCGGCGCACACCCATGCGCAAAACCAGATCACCGGCCTCCAGACCGCCCTCGACGGCAAAGCTGCTGACGGGATGTTTGCAGGCGGCTTTGTTGAAAAAGCCAGAATCCTTTGGGACGGGGCCTCAAGCCATACTGGGCTAGAAATTTCGGATAACATGGTCATTCTTGGAGGCACACAATGGGATAACGGCCAGCCAGCTCCTGGGAAAACTCGGAACGAAAGTGTTGCGTTAAACTTCCGCGCCGCCATCGGAGCCGCCCCCACAGCCAACCCCACATTCACAGGCACCACGACTTTTGCCGGCATCCTTGACATAACCATTCAAGACGGAGCCATCACCTTCGCAGGCGCTCCCGGCCAGCCCGCCTCCCAAATCCATCTCGCCAACCAAGAAATCTTTGGAAATTGGGCCTTCGATTCCTCGCCCAGCATCCCCACCCCCACCGACCCCTCACACGCCGCACGCCTCGCAGAAATCACCACCCTCGAATCCTCCCTCGGCACCCTCTCCCAGCAAAACGCCGACGCCGCCTCCATCACCGGCGGCACCGCCTATTTTGACACCCTCGAAGCAGCGACCGCCGACGCCGACGCCGAAGGCACCCTCACCATTTCCGCCACCGGGGACATCCTCGGCAGCGGCACCAACCGCCTCCTCGGCTTCGTCGCCGGGGGAGCAACCTACTAACACACCACACACCACCACAACCACATGATCCGCAAAACACTCGGCATCCTTGCCATCACCCTCGCCGCCCTCGGCACCGTCAGCGCCCAGCAGGCACCCCTGCTCATCACTACCTCCCCCACGCTTCCCAGCATCCGCATGGGCCAGCCCGCCAGCCTCACCCTCTCCGTGCGCGGCGGCACCCCGCCCTACACCTGGAGCCTGGAGAGCGGCAAGCTCAACGGCCTCACACTTACCCCCGCAGGCCAGATCGTCGGCTACCCCAGCGCCCGCGACACCCTCACCATCAAAGCCGTCGCCACCGACAGCACCGCGCCCACCCGCATCTCCACCGCCCGCATCTTCAAGCTCTCCATCCTCCCCGCCCTGAGCAGCAACGCCACCGGCAACTTCACCTCCAGCAACTCCACCAACTAACCCTTTCCACCAAGGAAAAACCAACCACAACAACCAAATAACACACCACTATGGCACTCCCAACCGACCCAATCCGCTTTCGTCAACGCCACCGCCTCAACGACGGCACCAACCAACCCGGCGCACCCGTCGATGGTCTCACAGCCGAGCTCACCATCGACATGCCAGGCGAAATCATCTACGCCGGTTTCGGTGACGATGGCGAAGGCAACGCCACCACCCAAGTCCCCATCGGCGGCGCAGGCCACTTCGCCACGAAAGCCTACGCCGAATCCCTCGCTGGAGGCGTTCAAGACAACCTCGACGCCGAAGTCAGCGCCCGCACCTCCGCCATCGACACCCTCACCAACCGTGTCGCCAATATCGAGAGCAATGTCGATCCCGAGGCCCTCGACTCGCTGACAGAAGTCGTCTCCGCCTTCCAAAGCGCCGACAACACCATCAACGGGGCCATCACCAGCCTCGCCGAGAGCGCATCCTCTGCTTTGGCCGCCGAAGCCGCCACACGCGCTTCCGCCGATAGCGATCTCCAAGACGCCATCGACGCCGAGGCCGCCACACGCGCCTCCGCCGACACCACCCTCACTCAAAACCTCGCCTCCGAAGTCAGCGCCCGCCAATCGGCCGTCTCCGACGAAGCCGCCGCCCGCGCCGCAGCCGACCTCGTTTTGGAGACATCCATCACCGAGGAGATCGCAGACCGCGAAGCCGCCATCTCCGCCGAAGCCGCCGCCCGTGCCGCCGCCATCAGCGCCGAGACCTCCGCTCGCACCGCAGCCGACACCGCACTCCAGACGGCCATCACCGCCGAAGAGACCGCGCGCATCGCCGCCGACTCCACCCTCACCACCGCCATTGCGGATGAGGCCACAGCCCGCGCCTCAGCCATCACCTCCGAAGCCAGCACCCGTGCCGCCGCCGACACCGCCCTGCAAACCTCCCTCACCAGCGAGGCCAGCACCCGTGCCGCAGCCGATACCGCGCTCCAGACCGCCCTCACAGCGGAAGAGACCGCCCGCATCGCCGCAGATACCGCCCTCGGCCAGCGCATCGACAATGTGTTGAGCAATGTGGACGGAGCCGCCCTCGATAGCTTGACCGAAGTCGTCACCGCCTTCCAAGCCGCCGATGCGAACTTGAACGGCGCGATCACCTCCCTGGCCACCAGCGCCTCCAGCGCCCTCGCCACCGAGACCGCCGCCCGCACCGCCGCCGATACCACCCTGCAAAGCAATATCGACGCCGAAGCCGCCACCCGCGCCACAGCCGATACGGCCCTCACCGCATCCATCGCCTCCGAGGCATCCACCCGCGCCACAGCCATCTCCGCCGTCGAGGCCAGCCTCGCCAGCGAAGCCAGCACCCGCGCCAGCGCCGTCAGCACCTTGGAAGCCTCCATCGCCTCCGAGACCAGCGCCCGTCAGGCCGCCATCACCGCCGTCGAGAGCAGCCTCGCCAGCGAGACATCCGCCCGCGAGAGCGCCGATAGCGACCTCTCCGACCGCCTCGACACCGCCGAGAGCACCCTCACCGACCACGGCACCCGGCTCACCGATGCCGAAGAGACCATCGCGGGCCTCGGCACCCTCAGCACGCAGAATGCCGATGCCGTCGCAATCACCGGAGGCACAGCCACCCTCGACAGCCTCGAAGTCGGCCAGGCCAACGCCGCCGAGAACTCCACCGCCACCATCAACGCCGATGGCAGCGCCTCGTTCACGAACCTGAACATCTCCGGCAACCTCACCGGCTCCGGCACCTCCGTGCTCACCGGCTTCGTCATCGGAGGCCAAACCTACTAACCCGTAAAAACCCACCGCCGGGGGCGGGATCACCCCGCCCCCGGCACCCTTAAAACCAATACCAACCAAACACACATCACTCTTATGCCAAACTACATCAAACTCGGAAACCTCCGCATCGAAATCCCAGAGCCCGCCAACAACGGCGGAGGCGGCGGCGGAGGCGGCGGCGGAAGCACCAGCCTCCTCACCGGCCTCCAAGCCTTCTACAACCTGAGCGATCTTACTGATGCGTCAGGCAACGGCAACACCCTCACCAACAACGGCGGAGTCACTTTTGCTTCTGGCAAGATTGGGAATGCTGCAAACGGTGGTTCTGGTTCCCAATATCTCACGGCCCCCAATCTTGTCCTCGGTGGATTGTCTGCATTGACAGTTACTTTCTGGACAAATCACCAAGACAAAACAGAATCTGCTCTTGACGAGGTATTTGGGTCTTGGTATGCTGGCTCAAATCCATTTTTAATTTCATTTGGCGGTTTTGGTCAATATGGCAGCACTGGAGCCGAAACCCTCGGGGTTGGGATAGTCACCAGTTCCGGCATGAAGTTTCATTGGGAGACGACGCCAAGGACTACAAACGCTTGGAGATTTGTTGCCGTCAAATTTGTTGCGGATGACGCTGTAAGCATCAAAACAAACAACGAAGCTTGGTTGTCTTCCAGTGTTTCTGGAGGGCCACTCTCTCCGCAAACACAACCTGTTCGTATCCTCGATGGCGGAGACAACCAAGGGTTGCGCTCTCCAAGCCAACTCGATGCCCTCGGCATCTGGAACCGCGCCCTCACAGACGCCGAAATCGCCGAACTCTACAACGCCGGAACCGGCAAAGAGCACCCCTTCGCGTAACCGATGGACCTCGGGCACATACTGCCCCTCACATCCTCCGTCGCCGGGCGAACCCCGGCGGCGGACATGTGGTTGGAGAACGAGATCGCGGTCAACACCGCCGACGGCCTCCTTTTCCAAAAAATCGACGGCCAGCCCGTCGTCATCTCCCGCCGCATCCCCGCCCCGCCCCCCACCGGCACCCACACCCTCAAATCGATCGAAGGAAGCCTCACATGGGTCGCCGACTAATTCTCCTCCTCACCGCCAGCCTCACGCTCGCCGCGTGTGCACTCCCGCCCGCGCCCGAGCCGGAGTTCGCGGGCCGGTATGGCAACGCCTGTTTGCCCGAAGCCATAGCCATGTCGCAGAGCCTCAAACGCCACGGCATCGAAGCGAGAGTCCTCGGCATCTACACGCCCACATGGGGCCACGCCGTCTGCACCTACCTCTACCCACCGGGGCAGAATCGCTTGTGGGCCTGGGACAGCACATGGAAATCCCTCCGCCTCCGCGCTTGGACGAACGACGCCGACTCCATCGCCCGCGCCTGGCTCGCCTCCACCCACCCCGGCACCCAGCTCCGCACCGCCACATTCATCGACTAATGACTCCACACACTGCCATTGAAACCATCAGCCTCGCCGCCAGCAAAGACGACCGCTGGCTTTTTGTAGCCCTGTTGGGCATCGGCCTCTTCTTCGTCGTCTTCCTCTTCCGCTGGTTCACCGCCCGCCTCGAGCGCGTCGAAACCAAGATGGACGCCCAATCCGCCGAATTCACCGACTACCTCCAAACCGCCAACCGAGAAATGCTCGAGGTCATCAGCCAAAACCAAACCACCACCACCCGCGCCATCGCCCTCATGGACCGCCTCGAGCACAAGCTCGACACCACAAAAAACACCCCCTGATTCTTTGACACCCCCGCTGGAGAGATGAAAGCCATCCTCTCCAAACTCAAAGAGCCCTCCACTATTCGCGGCCTCGCTATCCTTCTCGGCCTGGCCGGCATCAACCTCGAGCCCGAAGCCGTCAACGCCATCACCGCCGCCACGGTCGCAGTCCTCGGCCTCATCGAAGTCTTTCGCAAAGAGAAAAAATGAGGTCCCTGCTCGGCACCCTCCTCGCCGCAGCCTTCCTTGCCCTCGCCCTCGCATTCTTGACCGGATGCGAAACCCTGCGCGTCGGCTTCACCACCGACTTCGGCACCTTCAGCTACGAGCTTCCCAAGCCCCGCCCCGGCAAATGATCTTCGCCTGGCTTCAACGCATTTTTGGAGGGACGCCCTCCGTGGCGTCCGCCAAGCCCCGCACCACCCCGCCGCCGCCCGCCCCGCCCACCGCGCACCCTGCGCCCCCTGCGCAATCCCCCATCCGCCATCCGTCCTCGGCGGCCACGCCGCCCCACTACCAGCAAACAAACAAACGCACGCCGAACCTCAGCCCCGGCCGCACCATTAAGCCCACCCACATCGTGGTCCACCACACCGACGGCCACTACGCCGGGTCCGTCTCCTGGTGCATGGACCCCGTCAGCCGCGTCAGCTACCACTGCATAGTTTCGCAGCTCGGCAAACGCACCGTCCTCGCCCTCCCCACCCAGCGCACCTGGCACGCCGGCAAATCCTCCTGGCAAGGCCGCCCCGACGCC